ATGTTTCTCCTCTTGAACCGCTCCTAGTCCCTTCAACGAGAATTGGTCTCGGTGTAAAAACCCGATTGGCAACCACAAACGCTTGCCTCCCTGACGATAGATCTTAACGATCTCCGCCGGGTCTCTTAAAACCTTCCCATCCCGAAGGATAGAAGGCTTAAGAAATCGGCGGGTGTTGGCTAAAGAAAGACGTAAAAGCCTAGCCTGCTTACGTCGAGACTTTATACTTGAAGCTCTAAAAGAAGGTGCCAAACGCACGGCTTCTTCGTAACGAGCCCTAGCCAACGCCTCATCAGAGACTTCGCCATTCTCCCAAGCCAAAGCAAGGAACAATGGACCGATCTCCCTCTGAACGGACAACATCTCCTCTGTCGGTTCTTCAATACGACGGCACTCCCAGCCCTCCGGAATCCGAAGATTCGAGGAGGCCTTAGGAGAGATCGGAAGCGGGTCCTCCTTGGGGAACGAGAGATAAAAGCACTCTCGTCTCCAAAGATTACACGCCATGATCGACTGATACGGCATAACCATATCAAGTCCCCGCGTAATGCTGCGTCGCGAAGCAACAACGTACTTCGTGTTAAGACGAAGAAAGTGGGTACCAAGAACCACTCTCTTCCTCTTCGAACAAGGATAGTCGAGGAGCACTCTCTGCCACCTACCCCGCAGAGAATAAACACCATCCTCAACATCCTTAAATCCGAACGCAGTTGAACGGATTGAAGGAACAAGCTTAACCGAAGAACCCCTTGCTGCGAACAACTTAGAGTTCAAGGAAAAGTACGTGTTATGCACCATGGTCTTACCCCTACTGAGTACCAGACCAGAGCCCTTCACTCCGTCCATCCACTTCTCTGCTGTCTCCCTGCTAGCACGGAAGACAATATCGTCACCGTTGATCTTTACTGGAATCTCGCCCCGGCGAGATTTAGTATAGAAACGGAAAGCTAAATAATTGACGATACAGAGGAGCGGAAACGACAGAAGATTGCCCATAAGCTGTCCACGCTTCTGCAAGTATTCCTTTCCCTCAAAAGAAAGGACGCCCTCTTGACTTGCAGAAGCCAGGTCCCGAATGCCCTGGGGCACCCAGGAAGCATTATCAAGCAATGATTGAAGAATCGCCTTCTGAACCTCCATAGAGAGGTTATCAGTAGCCGATTCGTAATCACCGCTGACAAACACTTGACCTGGCACACGGGTAAAGTCACGAAATGACTTCACCTTAGCTTCGCCTCGAAGCAACCAATCGAAGCGGGACAGCCGGTTGTAGATAGCTGTATTGAGAGGCTTAAGAAGAGACATACGGCAGTCAGCGGAGGAAACAATCCTCCACTTACCACCAGTCTCTACAGCTGCGAGACGAGACGGCAAGAGGGCCGGCTCCGTCTCACTAGTCAAAACTCTCTCTACGTACTTCATATGACTATTCCAAGAAATGTCAGACGAAAGTACATACTTTCTACAACCCCCCTTAGACCGGCTTGACTGAGCGCAAGAGCTCCGAGTCAAGCAGGAGGAGAGTGCTGCATTGGGATAGAGTTCACTATCCCAACCAGGAGGGAACATCTTACTAACTTCACGCCGAGCAAACTCAACGAAGTTAGGGTCACTAGATGCACCCTCGCTACTCATACGAGCAGCGTACTCTCCTACATCCGGCTTCTGGGAAGACAATGTTTTCCGGAAGAGGAATAGTGACATCGCGATGGACATTCGAGTAT